GAACTTAAAGGAAAACCTTTTGAAAAAGAGGTTGTTAAAATAAGTAAGGATGTCTTAGAGCAATTATATAGAGAATTGTGGATGAGACGTGCTATGTGGAAAGCAGCAATTAAATAGATTATGAGAAAAAGGTTAAAATTTAAAAAATCGGGTATTCTTAAAGAAGATATTACAGGTGAATTTAAACTTGCTGCAGCAACTAGTGGTGTTGACGCTTTAAAAAATATTAAGTTTGAGCAAGAGGAAATTGAAGGTGGTTTAGCTGATGATAAATCTGTAAAAGACATTGCTGATAAACATAGTGTAAATATTAAAGATATTGTTGCACAAATCAAAAAGGGTAAAGAGGTAGAAATGGAACATACTGATGATCCTAATGTTGCAATAGAAATTGCTAAAGATCATGAAATGGAACATCCATTTTATTACGATGCTTTAGAAGATATGGAAAAAGAATTAGAAGAAGGTGCTAAACTAATGGAATCATTCTTCAAAAACAAAGCAGAGGATAGATTGAAGATGGTTCATGATTTACAAAAAGTTATTGACACTATTAAGAGTATAGATAACTTAGAACAAAAAGAAGTCGCTCAAAATATTCTAAACCAATTCGAAAGAAATTATAGTAAGTTAAAACAAATAGATACTTTGGTAGATTCATTACAATCACAATTAGATGGTGTATTAAGTGAAGAGGAATTAGATGAAGCAACAACCGGTGCTAGTAGTGGTGCATTTGTTGGACCTATGAGTGGTAAACCTATTAAGAGAACAATTTATAAAACTGATGTTCCAGTAGCAGGTGCTGGAGGTATGACAAAACCTATTGGTAAGATAATGTCTTTTAAAAAGAAACAATTAAAAGAATCTAATGTTACCACCAAACAAGAGATAATAGATGAAGCTTTAGGTATGGAAGCAATACCAACTTACGATACACCAGGATGGGGTAATAGTGAATTTATGTTAACTAAACCTAAAAAAGGTAAAAAAGGAAAAGTAAGAGTTAGAAAAGGAAAAGATTATAAAAACACATATAAGTTTGGTAATAATGAGGGTAGTACATTTGTGAAAGTAAAAGATAAGTGTAAAAAATTTCCATATTGTAGTCAAGGACCAGATGCAATTGAATTAAGTAAAACAATACCAGAAGGAGAAAATAAAATGAAATTACCGAGTAGAAATGATATAAAAGAAGGTTGGAAAAAATTTGTTGAGGCAGCTAAAAGAGAAGGTAAAGAAACCACAATGGCAGCAAAAATCATCAAAAAAGTCCTAGTTAACGAAGATGTTACAGAAAAGGAGTTAAAGTTTGTTAAAGAACAATCTGGAGATATCCTTAAAATATTTGGTGTGGTGACAATGGGGGCTATATCAACAGCATTACCTATATTAGTGGAAAAAATGTTAAATAAAAAAGGTTTAAGTATTTTACCAAAAGAGAGGTCATCTATGTTAGATGATAAAGAAGAATTAATAGAAACTATAAGTGAAAAGACAGGAAAATCAAAAAAATATGTCGATTCTTTAATTAAGAGATATTTATAAAAAAAAAGAAAAATGAAAAGATCAATTCTAGGGAAAAATATAAAAGTCACTATGGTTAGTGAACAAGAATCTAAAGCTAAAGGTTTGGCTGACACTGAAAAAGTGCAAAAAGAATCAGGTAAATTTAATAAAGAAGGTATGGAAGCTTATACTAAATTAAAAGATTTATATGATTTTGATAATGGTGAGGAGGATGCATTAGAGAATCCACCAAAATACACTAGAGATGACTTTGAAGAGGAATATACTATTGCTAGAGATGCGGGTGGTATGAATTCTATTGATTATGATAATGAAGACACTGAGGTGTTTAAATCATTTATGGAAAGAATTGATAAATTAAACGATACATCTGAATACGATAAAGAATTTGGAACACATGATGGATTTGGTGAAGGTGAAAAAGATAATGTATATGATGAGAATAAAGAAAACTCTGAAAAATACAAAAAACACAGAAAGGAATACCAACCAACACCACCAGTAAGAGCAATACATGCTGAAGAAATTAAAGAAAGTGAAACTATGAAAAGATTAAATTTTAAACAATCATTTAAAGATGAGAAACATATGATGTCTTTAATTAAAGAAGACTATAAAGTAGATGGTAACACATTCTTAATGACTGATGGTAATGAAACTTACAAAGTTAGATGGGAAGGTGATAACACTTTAGGTGAAGGTGTAGTTTTACAATACCAAAACAAAGAAAGAATTAACGAAGATAAAGAGAACATGAAAAAGTTATATAACTACAAAAAATCTAATGTTGTAGGTAAGACAAACACTTACATCAATGAATCAATCCAATTCAAAAAAATGATGGATGTATTAAAAGGTAATAAATAACTATAACATAACTAAATTAAAAAACCTCTATAGAAATATGGGGGTTTTTTTATGCCTAACAGGTATTTATAAAGAAAAAGAATATGAAGTTTAATAATGTATTATCTGAAGCTATGATTGATGACCTTAAAATACGTAAGGTTGAAAAGGTGGTATTGAAAAAATATAATGATGAGAATGTATCATCTAGTGAAAAGGTATATGAAATATCTAAAGAGTATGGTATGCCATTACATGTTGGTATGTCGTTATATTATACCTACTTAAAATATAAAGACTTTTTATTTAATGAGAAAGGTATTGATATTGTTAAGGAATATGATGTCTTTTCTAAAGAGAATGAAGAAATAACTCGTAGAGTATTATTAGAATATGTTGGCAAAAACTATGAAGGTAAAACAATATACAATAGTGATGGTATTACTGGTATAGTTGAGTTTTGGGAAGGTATAGATATTATGGTTGAAGAAGGTATGTCTCCAGCAGTGTATGTTAGTATGCCTGTCAATGGTGAGTATACTGATAGTGATGGTCGTACTCTTAGTGGTAGAGAGGTTGATTTCGTTGGTTCTTTATCGTGTAGTATTATGCCTTGGACAAGTGCAAGAGATGGTAAAATACGAATGGGGTATGATTTTATTTCTCATAGTGAAGAGTCTTTTACAGATTGGCAAGATAATGTTGTAAAAAATGGGAATTATGATAATGTGGATAGTGGGTTCTTAAAATTAAGTGCCTTACCGAAACCAAAAAACTATAGTGATGAGGAAATTAAAAGATATGTTGATAGATGGATAATGATACAACAAAGAATTATACAAAAATCAGTACCATTACTATTAAGTTATAAGGATTATGTGGAAGAAGGTGATACAATGTTTGATTAGTCTATTAAAAGGAATGGCAGAAACTAATAATGTTATTAAAGAAGACATCCCTAAAGACGAAGTTAAAGAAGATAATAAGATAGAAATAAAAAAAGTTATGACACTTAAAAAAGGTGATAAAGGGGAAGAAGTTAAAAAATTACAAACATTATTGGGAATAACCGCTGATGGTGATTTCGGTAATAAGACTGACGAAGCCGTAAGACAATTCCAAAAAAACAATGGTTTAGTTGTTGATGGTATTGTTGGTGAAAAAACTTTATCATTATTAGAGGAATCTACAACAGATAATTCTGAATCATTTTACACTACATCAAACGGACTAACAATAGAAAAGTATTATTTACCTAAAGGGGAGTATAAACAAGGTCCAACAAATAAAGAATATATTTTCTTACATCATACTGCGGGTTGGCATAACCCATATAAATGTATCGATCAATGGGGAAGAGATACAAGAGGGACAATTGCAACCGAATTTGTATTAGGTGGGCAATCAGTTAAAGGTAATGACGATGAATATGATGGTAGAGTGTTACAGGCTTTCCCAGAAGGTGGATATGGTTGGCATTTGGGTAAAAATGGATCTCAACATATGCACACTCATTCAGTTGGTATTGAAATATGTAATTTTGGACAATTAACAAAGAAAGGTGATAAGTTTTATACTTATGTAAATACTGAGGTTAAACCAGAATATGTATGTGATTTAGGTTTTAAATTTAGAGGACATCAATATTGGCATAAATATTCCGATAAACAAATAGAATCTTTGAAACAATGGATATTATTTATTGCTAAAAGAGATAATATAGATATAAAATTAGGTTTAGTAAGTGAAATAAAAGAAAAAGGAGTGAAAGCATTTGAATTTAATGAAGATGCTTATTATGGGAGAATTAAAGGTATGTGGAGTCACACAAATACTAGAAAAGACAAGACAGATTTATTTCCTCAAAAAGAATTAATTGATATGTTACTATCACTTTAATTTATAATAATAATTCATATATTTATGTATATGGATAGAATGAATACTATACAATTTTTACGCTATATCGGAACACCATTAACAAAGGATGAAATGATGTTGTTATATCAAGCAAACAACATAAAATACGACAGATGTGAGTTGTATAGGGATTTTATTGCTACACTTAATTCTTTAATCATTAAAACTTATTTAGGAAAAGATGTTATGATATCAGACGTAGATAATAAAAAACATTTTTTATGGTGTTATAACAAAACACTTGAAAATTTTAATGAAGAGGGTATACCATTTAAAAAAGACAATGATTTGAAGTCTTACCTATTTAATTTCTATGATGATTTATTCTATAAGGAAGAAATGGAAGAATTATACAAAGATAAGTTAGATATATTAAATAATTTATTTTTAAACTATAGAAGAGTTAAAAGTAGATCTGATATAGATATTACCACTGAAATTTATAAATTATTCGATAGAAGTTTAGGAAAATAGATTAAAAAAGAGTTTTAAAGTATTTATTTTAAAGAAAAAAGGTTTTATAGTTGTTTTATGACAAAAAAATTTTACGAAATACTATTAAGTGAATTAGTGAATAGAAGAGATATTGCAGAAGTTGATTTATCCGAAATTTACTATAAACAAGAATTATCTGTTGAGGAAAGAATTAATTCCTCTATTGACTTATTAGGAGTTATAGCAGATATTAATAACAGAATACATACTTTATCTAGTTTAGTAACAGATAAGGATGTAGATAATAATAACAAATAAATAATTTTTTAAAATGGAAAGATTTGAAGATTTAAAAGCGAAACTAGCTGAGATTGAAACAGAGGCAGAAAAGTTTTATGTAAAGGGTAACAAAGCCGCTGGAACAAGATTGAGAAAAGGTTTACAAGAAGTTAAAAACCTAGCTCAAGAAATTAGAGTTGACGTTTCTGAAAAAAAGAAAACAGAAGCTGTAGCATAATAAAATAATAAGGTATAATGGTAATAGACATATTCAACAAGGTATTAATGTTTTTATTTTGTTTAAGTATTTTAAACGTAATAAGACACGCATTTTTCTTAGTTCGGAACATTATAAATAAAGAAAGATTTGTAATGGAGAAAAGGCAACTATTATTTTTAGGTATGTCTATTGCATATATCTTAATGAGTTTTATTGAAAAAATAACCATCTAAGTAAAAAAGTTTTAGAATGATGATTAAAGAAAGATTAAACAATTTACGACCATATGTTAGAGGAGTAAGATTTGTAAAAGATAT